CGTTTTAATGCAACATTGTTGCAAAACACGGTATAAATACGGTAATTAATATGGGGGAATTTCCAAACAAAGCGACTCAATTTTCTAAAACATACCAGCCGCCTAACGAATCTAAAAAAGTGTCTAAAATACATACAAAAACTATACTCGAGCGGTTTTTAAGTATTGAAAAAGATATGGTTAACCCTTTGACAGGTTTAGAAGATAAGCTTTCAATTGCTGAACTTATGCACTTAAAACAAATTGCAAATGCAGTACAGGGGGATATATCAGCATACAAAGAGATAATTGACAGGCTAGAAGGCAAAGCAAAAACCTCTTTAGATATTGCGGGTTCGATTGAACAAAAAGTAACTCAAATAAGAGTTAAAAAAAGGGATGAATGATATTATTGAATTTGATAGCGACCTATTTAATGACCTTTATTATCACCTAGAGGATGACTTCAATAATGATAATATAAGGTTTGTTTTTGCTTATGGTGGTTCGTCAGCGTCAAAAACCTATACAGTAGTTCAATTATTGATAATTAGAATGTTATCAATCAATGAAAATACTATGATTTTGCGAAAATACGGTGTAGATATTAAAGATTCTATTTACTCGGATTTCGTTAAAATTATTTCAGAATGGGATTTAAACCATTTATTTAAGTTTCAAATAAATTATATTGAATGTTTACAAACAGGTTCTTTTATACGTTTTAGGGGCCTAGATGATGCTGAAAAAATAAAAGGCTTAGTAGGCTTTAAACGTGTTATTTTAGAGGAAATAAGCCAATTTGATGCAGAAGATTTAAAGCAAATAAGAAAACGTTTAAGGGGAGAATCAGGTCAACAAATAGTCGGTTTATTTAATCCAATTTCAGAGGACCACTGGCTTAAAATAATGTTTGATAGTGAGAATTTACACGAAGTAGAAACCAACACAAACATAACAAGCAAGCAAATAAATTTAATGGGTAATTTTGTAATTTATAAAGTTACGTACTTAAATAACTATTTTATTGTTGGCCCACAATTCTATGATAAACACACAATTGATGATTTTGAAAAAGATAAGATCACAGATTTCAACTATTATCAAATTTATGGACTTGGTAATTGGGGAAAGTTGCGAACTGGTGGCGAATTTTGGAAGAATTTTAATTCTAACAAACACTTGGCAGATGTTAACTATAATCATGATTTGCCTATACATTTGGTATTCGATGAAAACGTAAACCCTTATATTACGTGCTTAGTCTGGCAAATAATAGGTAAAAAAGCATATCAAATAGATGAAATATGTTTGGAAGACCCGAGAAATACAAGGAAACACGTATGTAATGAATTTATTGCACGTTACCCAAAAGTTCAAGGTTTGTTTATTTACGGAGATAAAACAAGCTGGAAAGCGGATACAGGAAAAGAAAAAGGAGAGAATTTTTTTACTGATATTTTAGGTTATTTAAGAGATTTTAAACCACAATTAAGGCTCCAAAGTGTTAACCCTTCAATTGTTAAAAGTGGAGGGTTTGTAAATCAAATATTTGCCAACTCCATTGATAATATTGAAATATCAATAAATCCAAAATGTAAGAAGTCAATAAATGATTACACTTATGCCCTAGAAGATTCAGACGGAACTATTAAGAAAAGCAAAGTAAAAAACAAAATTACAGGTGTAACATTTGAAGAGTTTGGACATCAAAGCGATTGTTTACGATATATCATGACAGTAGCGTTTGCAAATGAATATCAAAATTATTTAAATGGAGGTAGAAAAATAAGTTTTAAAACAATTTCAATAAACTCAAAAAATAAAATTTAATTTAATATATTTGCAAATATGGGATATTTGACTAATACCGACTACCTTCTACACGTACAAGACACTAATTGGCAACAGCTAATAAGCAATAATGCCTTAGTTCAAAAACAGTCAGAAAGGTATGCACAAGCTAAAATAACAAGCTTCTTAAATTCAAAATACGACTGTATCGAGGAATTTAAAGACACAACTATATTTGATATTGCTAAAGCGTACAAAGCTGATAGTTTAGTGGTTTATAATGCTGAATACTACTATTTAACACCAACAGCAGAACCATACGCTTATAATGTAACTTACAAAGTAGGTGATAAAGTTTATTATCATTCAAATATTTATACTTGCATTGTTGAATCAATAGGAGTAACTCCAACCGTTTCAACATCTTGGACTAATGATAATTATTCAATTGTAGGAGTATTGCCAACAGATACCACAAAATGGACTAAAGGCGATAATAGAAGCGTATTAATTTTTAATTGGTACGTTGAATTAGCTGTCTTTTATGCTTATACCCGTATTTCTCCCCGTAACATCCCACAATTACGAATAGACCAAAAAAACGAGGTTGTTAAAGATTTAGAAAATGCGCAAATAGGCGTATCAATAAACCTTTATGATTTACCTTTATTGCAACCTTTGCAAGGACGTTCTATAAGATTCAACTCAACACCTAAAAATATACTTTAATGGCTTGGTACAATAATTTTATAAAGAAAAAAGAAGCAGAAGAATCTGCAAATGTATCAAACTACATTCAAAAAACGTCATCAAATAGGATTAGGCAAGAATTAACAGCTTTGCGCGAATCTTTAAAAGAAGCTGAGCAATATGACGATAATTATAAGTTCAGAAATAAAATGCAGCTTATTTTTCAAGATATAATATATGATGGGCACATCATGGCATGCATGACTTCTAGGAAATCAATGACATTAAAAAAAGAATTCCAAATATCTGATTTAAAAGGCAATCAATCGGAAGAATGGACATTGTTTTTTAAATCTAAATGGTTTTATGATTTTATGGAATTAGCCTTGGATGCTCAATTTTTTGGATATAGTGGCGTAAATTGGACAGGAATAAACGAAAATAAATTAACAGGATTAAAAGCTATTCGCAGGGATTCAATAAAGCCGGATACAAATGAAATTCTAAGAATGCCATATTCTTATGAAGGAATAAATTTTGATGATGAAAAAATAAAAGATTGGAGTTTGTTAATTAAAACAAATAACAATTTAGGTTATTCAAATTGTGGTTATGGTTTACTTTTCCCTTGCGCAGCTTATGCTATTGCTATTCGTAACAATTTAGGTTTTAATATTGACTTTGTAGAAAAATTTATTATACCTTTTGTTGTTGCCAAAACAATGAAACACGAAGGAGATGAACGCGACCTATTAGAGGAAGGTATAAAAAATATGGCTTCTTCAAATAGTGTTGTTTTAGATCCAAATGATGAAATTGAATTTATTGAAAGCAAAAACGCAGGTACTGGATTTAATTCATTTGATAATTTAGAAAACAGATGTGAAAAGAAAATAAGCAAAATTTTACTAGGCCATGCCGATGCGATAGATTCAACAAGCGGAAAACTTGGTAGTAGCCAAAATGAAGCTGTTGAGGACGCTTTAGAAAATATTGAAATAGTAGATAATAATTTTATTCAAAACGTTGTAAATGACCAACTTTTTGATAAATTAAGAAATTTAGGGTTTAATATTCCTAAAGGGTTTTCTTTTATATTCTTAAATACTCACGAAAAAACCGAAAAACTTGAAAATGATTCTAAAGTAAATCAATTATTTGCAAATGTTGTTAAAACGCTAAAAGAAAGCGGTCATGAAGTAGATTCTAAATTTATTCAAGACACAACAGGATATCCAACATCTAAAGTAATTCAGCCAACTAATATAAGCAATGATTCAATAAATAATCTTTATGGATTATAGCAAAGAAATATACAACGGTTCTATTAATAGTTCTAATTTGCCAATAGCTTTATATCAATCTACAGCTATAAAATTATTAGAAGGTATTGAGGAAGGAGCAAATGTAAGCTATATAAACTTTGAGTTTGGAAAACTTGGAGAACGTACAGCTATGGCATTAAGAGAAAATGTATATTTATTTAGTGGCGCAAAAACTTTCAACTATGTTTTAAGTACCGAAAATTTAATACTAGGCGCAGATGGTCAAATAATACCATTTAAGCAATTTGAAGAATTAGCCAAAGCAAATAATGCTTTATACAATAAAACATGGCTAGAGGTAGAGTATAATTCAGCACAAATCCAAGCTAGTAACATAGTAGATTTCAAAGACTTTCAAAGCAGTAAGGCTACATTCCCATTTTTGCGATATGTTACATTTAAAGATAAAAATGTAAGTGAAATATGTCGTAGGCTTGAAGGTGTTACAATGGCAACAGATAGCACATTTTGGCACACTCACAGTCCACAACAACACTACCAATG